ACTGGGTTTAGAAAAATCAGTAGTTCCAGCTGCACGATTGTAAACATACACCAAACCAATGTTGGCATAACTGCCGGGGGCACCAACTGCGACTTTGCCTATGGCTTGGTCAACGCTGGACCCAAACTCTCTGTTGGTTACTACAGCATTACCTGCTGTTGGAACTAGAGTAAATCCATTGACAAATTCACCTGCATAGTTCTTATCAAATGTATTCACACGACCTGTGATTTCTTCAACACCCCCGCTATAATAAGGAGTGCTGTTGGCGAACGGACTGCCTACTACTGATAATAAACCATCGTAGCTTAATTTTACGCTGGTTCCAAATCCATCATTAGCTTTATATTCTCCACTGGATTTGATCAAGGTCTGATCATATGACCAAGGTTCAGTTTTTTCATATACTTTCCAGCCGCCGCTAGGAGTATCAAACGGTTGACCCTGCACGCTATCTGTAGCAGCATCTTCATCGATCCAGATCTTTTCACCAACACGCCATCTATACAAAGGATTTGTTAATCCGAACACTCGCGAATCTTCCATGAATCTGAAGCGTAGACTTTTTAATACAAACAAGATACCTTGCCCAGTTAGGGTATTCAGATCATTTAAATTGTCAGGATCTCCTTGATATACAACCGTTACTCTGTTAAGATCAAGCACGCTGTAGACTTGATAGAATCCATTGAAATTATCATCAAACCCCCGTACCAAGAACACATCATCTACTGCTAATCCATGTGGTCGATCTGTAGTCCAAGTAATGTAACTATCAAGTGCATTAGTCAATTCTGTCAGTTGCGTAGCAGTTTCACTTACCCTATAGACATTCCATTTGCTAGAGAAATCTCTAGCACACCATATGGTATAGCCATTACCGATGTCTGCTAGTTGATCATTTAATTCTGTATAATTAGCGATATCAAAAATAGTAGTTGACACATCTTCTAAGTTCACATAACCAGCTGTGAGGATGTCGTTGTCATAGTCGCTATATTCATCTCTATTGATCGCGATATTTCCATCAAAAGCATCAGTAGATCTATATAGTTGTGATTTGTTGAATATGGTAACACCATCACCAAAATTGCTGTCACCTGTGTCTACGAATTCTGCTACAGCTGGATTTACGCTGAATGCACGTTCATCTAATGCTATTTCAACATAAGGATTTGAGGTAAGTGCACCGTATTCACCAGTTCTTACTGCCCACTCTTCATAAAGGCTGATATTACCTGATAGGTTGTTAAATGATGCTTTGGTCAAGGCATCTACTGCATTTATAGATCCTTTTTGTCTGATGTAACCTTTGTAAAATTCAATCTGCGTAGTATCACTAACACCTAGATCGCTTAGATACTGTCTAGGTTTAAATCCTATCAGTCCGTGGCTATAGGCCAGCTGATCGTTGTCTCTTATATCACCATAACTGTTATAAAAACTCTGTGAGCCTACTGCAAGTGTAGACCAGTTACGTAGTAGACCAGTTTTTATTTCTCCTACAGATAAAAGTTTCCATGTACTGAAATCAAAATCAACCGCGGCAGGAACGTTTGTCAATGCCACATAGTACTGATCTTTAAACACTACCAGTTCACCTTTGAGATAATCTCGACCCGACTGCCATGTCTGTACTGTTTCGCTGTTATATACAAATCCAGGTGCATAAAGGCTTCCATCCCAAGCATCTGTTTTTTGACCGATTAGTTTTAATCTGTATTGACGATTACCTAATTCTGGTTTATAGATAACATCATTGAACACAGTAGTATTGTCAAATGTCAGCACGTGTTCATATTGTACAAGATTGAGTTCTACTAGACCTAGGACATTATCATCTGATAAGGTTACTTTGAATCCTGTTGGACTGCGCAGGATCTGATAGCCTGTATTTCTTACCAGATTGAAGTTCTGATCTACAATCTTGCTGCCGTGTTGGCTGTCGGTGATTTCATCTACAATAGCACCAACAGTAGTCAGTGTTATTGAATTCGTAACTGGACTCATTACTAACAGTGTGCCGGTCTTCCACCCTTGTTGTGCCCAGAATAAGAATTCTTTTACTGACAGTTTAAAATTGCGTGTTTCGCCTAGATCACCGTCTCGATCATTGAATGTAAATCCCTGTGCTATGAGATATCTCTCATAACTGATCAAGAAATCAACTACCTGCTGTTTATTTTTAAATTCATAACCATATGGGACCGTTATTTTAATTTTTTGATAATCATTAAACACTGTGCTAGAACTATTCAATACAGTAATCTTGTAGGCATTGTTATTCACAACGCTTGGAATAATAGTAAAATAAGGACTGTTAAGATCATATCCACGTACTGTAAAACCATTAGTTGTTTTTTCTAATATCACAGCACTATAGGTGATCTTATCCACAGGTGTAGATTTGTACAAGACAACATCATAGTTTTCCTCTGGCACCATGATGCTGGCATTGGTGCTGGTAGGTGAACTTTGTTCGGCCAGGATCTGTAGATATTTCTTATCACTGAATCCTGCCATCTTGTAGGCAAGTTTAACATTATAATTCTCTAGCATTGGCGTGATCTTTACACTAGGATTTATTCCCAGATTACGTAGATAGTCTGCTATCCAGTTTAGATATCCTGCACTTCTAGCCACAGTCCCAGAAGAACTATCACCGTTGTAGGTAATGTCTGTTTGTCTTAGGTGATGGTTTTCCTGAGTTAGGAATTGCCCAAGTAAACGGTTGTATCTAACTTGATAGGTATCTATAAATTGTCCAAAGTATACCCCCGGTTTTGCTACTGCTATGGCCTGTTGAACTGCAAATGGAAATTCACTGCTGGTTCTCCATGCCCATTCAACTGGGCCTAGTTGGCCCACTGACCATGCTGTAGCCGCATATTTGCCATTGGTTGCCTTGGCTATGACCTGGGCTGGATTCAATAGTATGCCATTTTCATCAACAGGGATTATAGTTGCTAATCCGGGACGTGCATAATCTTCGTCGGTACCTGCACGATCTCCAAATCTTATAAGACCTACTTCGAGATCATCCCATAAAAGTTTATTACCCCCTGTGTAAGGAGCGGGACCATAATAGTCTTCCCACCAGTCTGGTTTAGCTGTGAATCCCAACATTTCCCAGGGACGAGTGTGTGGATATATAGTGTCATAAAAATATTCATATACCGCACGCCAGCTACCTGACATATATTCGCCATCTATTCTATCAACGAATCTTGAATAGTTCCAAGTAAAACCATCATTGCTTAAGAATGTATCATTGGCGGAGAAATCTGCTATGCGATTGTTACCTACCCATGTTAGGAAATTCTTGCTTAGGATATTCCACATCTCACTGTAGGTATATCCATTATCTCTAAATTTGCCGGGTAATAGGCTATAGATATCTCTGTAAGATCCAGTATCGGGTAATTTAATGTTATTGTAGATACGACGTTCTAATTCTAATAAGAAATTATCTCTGTAGTCATTAAAGGCCGGTGTTATGCTACCATCGTGACCTCGCACTACATTAATAGTTGTTCTATAGGTGTCGTCACTGACCAATTCTGGTTTAAATTTTGGGTATGTACCTAGTTTGCTAGGTGTTTCTGGTATGTATGAACCATCAGTATTAGAGTATTCAACAATAGTTATTACATCATCAACTTCGAGAGTAACGGAAAGATTGTTAAAGGTCACAGCAGGTCGATCAGTGTCAAACGTATAGTCTATGCCTAAGATTAATTGCACGTCATTAAGATACACTAGAACTGCTCTATTACTTAAGGTCACTGATGAGAACACAGAAGTGATCTCATAACTAGATACCAATGGATCAAAAACCGTATAAGTTATGGTATTTTTCAGTGTTCCGTATGGTACCATATCACTGTAAAACCATGGTCCGGTAGGAGTCTTGTTGAGATTTATCTGTGCTAATATTAAATCAACGCTGGCTATGGGATTGTCAGGATCTATACCAGATAAGCTAGAACTTAGTTCAAGAAATTTATTCTTAAATTTTGTATATTCTCGTTGTGCGAGTTTTACTGCATCTATGAAATTGGCCTGTGGGTCCAATAAAAATAGTTCCGCATAAGGTAATGGTGCGCTGTGTTGAAGTATGGTACCACCTTGTGCTTTTAATTCTATATCTCGTAGATTGCAGGGTCCAAGCACATCACCATCGAGATTTGTGCTGTTTCTGCTTAACTCAACTAGGTGATTTCGAATTTGTCCTAGGGTAAGATCATTAACATCAATATTCTGAGCATTTAAATCTAGGTTCAATGGAACCTGATAATAACCAAGTTGACTAACTTGGTCACTGTATACTTCTACATCAATAGTATCACCTTCAACTGGGGTAGTAACTAGAGTAATTTCGTTATCAGTATTAATACTCCACTGATCTTGCGTAAGATAAATTTTATTTTTATAGACTTTGACGTATGGTATTGTGTCAGTAGTACCATGCACGTTTTGAGCGTTTGGTGTTATGTCTAACTTAAATGGACTATTAGTACCATCGTAGACAAAACTTATGATCTGATATTGTCTGCTGGGTTCAACCACAGTGCGCCAGGTATTGCGTGGACTGGTAGTCGTTCTGTTAGTTATAGACTGTAGAAATCCTATACTGATATTTTTTGTAAAGGTAGTCTGATCAACTACATATTCAAATGTATCTGTGTTAAAGTAGTTTGAAAATAATATATCACCTTGGCTTTGAAAACTTCTATAGCTCACACCAAAATTTAAAACTGGATCGGTAGTTCCATTTGCGTTGCGCTGATACCCAAAGGCTTTAGTGCCCGCAAAAGAGCTGCGTGGATAATAATCAGTATTAGATAGACTTCGTCCATCTGTATCATAGACATCAAATAATGGATCTTGCTGTAGGCCAGTTTTCTGTTGGCTTTCTAACCATTGACTTCCATCGTACCACCAAGCACTACCTTTATATTGCCCTAATCTTACCACAACACTATCCCATTCTTCTGCATCACCGTCGTCAGCGATAGTGAGTTTGATGTGCTTTGCACCTTCTGGCCTACCCAGCGTGTCAACTTCAAACTGTACAAGATTGACCACATAGATTTTGTCTCGGACCAAAGGGTCTTCATCTGCGGCAAACAGCACACGCATACCATCGAATAGTGTTACGCCAAATGCACCATCTCCAATGAAACTAACCGTATCAGTAGTGCCAACTAGCACTCCATCGTAAAAAACTTCTGCGGGAGACACGGCAGTATTGTAGGTTATAGCGCCTCCGTCATCCACTAACTGTCCTTCAAGTTGATTGAAAGCGTCTGTGATATTAGTGTCTAATATGTCAATATATTTCTTACCTATGCTACCATGATTAAATAATTGTAGATCGCCTTCAAACTGCACGATAGGTCTTTGGGCACGCAAAGTCTGATCTAAGATCAGCACATCATCATTGTATTCTGCGGTGGCCTTAATGACATTAACATGGAACCAACGATTATGACGAGACCAAGAATTAAGATCTAGTGCATCTCTCTTGATAGTGATATAATCAGGAAATACTGTTTCAGCAAAAGCATCATAAACAGTTGTACCATCAGCTATGCCTGTGCCTGAGACTGTCATACCTTTGACTATATTTGCCACTGAATCTAATGTGGTGATTTTAATACTACCAATTGCTATCTCTGTATTGATTACTATAGAAGTTCCGCCGACGGTTATAATAGTACCACCAGGTATTATCGCAGTGGTAGCAGAGTCTAATACTATCTGTTGTACGGGATAATTTGTAGCGATTTCATCATTGAATGATTCTGGTGTGATTAATAGTCTAGTATCAACTAGTCTGATGCTGTCTCCAACATTTTCAACGTAATAGACGTTGTTCTGGTAACTTGCTGGAGTCACGTCTGTGTCAAACTGTATTTTTAATCCACTGGTAAATTCAACTCCATTGGGGCTGGTATAGTTTATCTGACCTAGGATATCGTCATCGACATCAATAGTAAAATCGTTAAAGTCTACGATTTTAATTTTAGTATAGATATCTCCGCGATCACCGTCCTGTATGTATAGAGTGTCTGCTGTGCTGGTGATCAAAGGCATGCGCTCGAAGAAACCTGTGAAATCTCTATAGAACTCTTGATTGGCATTCACCAGTCCATATTTGACATAGACTTTTTGATCTATGGCTACTGTGTCAAACGGATAACAATTTATCAGATAATCATCACCTGAAGGTATCAGTTGTATTTTCCAAATACCATAGCGATCGGCTTCGGCTACTACATCACCCTTGTCATAGGCAATAGAAATACTGTCAGTCTCTCCCGCTACCGTCCAAGCCTCTTCACCAAAGTTGGTCAGATCCTGCTGATCAACGAAAATTAGTGTCTTACCATCTAGTGATCCTGTCAGGCCAGCGTATTGTGGATAATCTGTGATAAAATCACTGAGTAGTCTATTTTGTAAATTAGTGTAGGCTAACGGCACAGCGAAATCAACTGTAGCTACCAATTCCATAGCAAGGAAACGATCTTGTGCATCTTTCTGTGGTACACGGAATATAACGTTTCCTGTTGTAGCACCATTATTTTCTACTCCTAGCACATCACGACTGCTGATAGTGGGAGTCACATTTAATAGCCCGTCAGTGCCCAGTTCTGACTGGATCCAAAAACCTGCTGATTGGTCGACTGTAAATGTATATGTGCCACCACGAGCCAATACCAGTGTATTATTTCTTACACCACCCACTGAATAGTCATAGATGTTTTGATTGTCATTGCGAGTCACAAGGAATGTCTTGACCAGTTCCACACCGCTGGTATTGACCTGTACCGCTGGTGGCCCGTTTGGTATCCAATAATATTGACCAAAGTTTACAAACTTATCATAGCTGATCCTTGGATCAAAACTGTAGTATTCACCAGCAAATAATCTGCTGTGATCATCTGTAAGTCCACCATAATATTTGATCTTGTCAAGAAAGTCTATATAGCTGGCAAAGAAAGTTGTGTTATCATCTGTATCAGTGATAATAGTAGCAGGTTCCAGTTGATAGTTTTGTCTATCAGCTGATCCTTCCGTAAGATAACTGTCACCATCTACGTATGTAGGAGCAAATTTACGTCCAATATAACCATAGAGATTTTTTAACTGGGGTTCAGATATTAGCTGATCTAGGGTAGCACTTAGGAACTTATCATTGACGTCAGTTCTAAATACACCAGGAAGTAAATTTATACTTTTTCTTGTGGCCATTATGTTCTTGTTCTCAATCGTTATGTATTAATAAATTAGTATCCATAGCCACCACCGCCACCACCACCACCACTGCTACCACCACCACCACTGCTACCACTGCTACCACCACCACTACTACCACCACCACTGCTACCACTGCCACTGCTACCACTGCTACCACCGGTACCACTACTACCACTACTGCTGGTCAGCGTCCTTCTAGTGCTGGTCGATGTTCTCGTAGTGTTGGTACTAGTGCTCCTAGTACCTGCTGAACCTGTGCTGCTTGTTCCAGTACTACTTGCAGTTATTTCGTTAGATAAAATTCCTGTTTGATTTAGTTGTGCGGCAGTGATAGCACTGATAATCTGTACGTTGTCAACAGTTGCGGCACTGACAATGATTTCATTGTATTCAGCATTAATCTGCAGCAAGCTACCAAATGCTTCACTGGTGCTGTTTGGTACTATGGTCACAGATGCTATGTTTGGTGCTAGTACGCTGTGTAGGTACGCTGATAATTCACTGAAATAAAATGTTTCGCCAAAGTCCCAATTGGCTATGTCAAAGTAGGTATTGATCGCGGCGATCACACTGGTCTTGACATCATTGTCACTGACAACTACGCTGGCATTTTTTACTACCTTAAATGTAGCTCTCAATGCGGATTCAGCCTTGTCACCAAAGATAGGTTTGAACTTCGCAGGATTATAAATGATAGTATCACTGATACTTTTGTATTTTTCCAGGTCGCTGTAGTCTGTGCCCAGTGTTTCTGGAGTAGGAGCAACTGGTTCTTCAACTGTATTTGTAGTGTCCTGTATCCAAGCTAAGTAGTCTGTGGCATAGGCTTTGGTAAGGATATACAAGTCCACGATATTGTTAGGACTTGGATCTATACGACGATTATTAGGACTACTGTGTCTGTATTGGAAATACAAATCTTGACGGCCAACTTTGGCAGTGTATCCTGAGACTAAATTTAATGTATAGACTGAATCATTTGTTATAGTCAATTGATAAAATGAGTCAGTTGGTGCTATGTAAAATAATTGTCCGTTTTGATATAGTGTTGCGGCTGTCTGCGCGGCAGTAAGTGTTTCATAGATGCTGACTACAAGACTATTGCTGACTGGTGTCTGTATCACAAAATTATCATAACCAAAGGTGTTTTGGAAATAAACATATTTGGCATTAGAATTAGTGTCTGGACTGACCAATAGCTCAAACAGTTCGGGATTATCTGGAATCCCATCATCATTGCTGTCTGGAAATGTAACTAATATCTTGCTGGAATTAGCATAACCATCGACTTCAACAATGTTATCATAGATGTGCCAAATGTAATCTAATGCCAATGAAGTGGTATCATCGGCTGTGGTATTTACTTTGAGAACTTTGATCTGATCTTTGATAGTAAATCCTGTACGAGGATCAAATATTTTCACGCGATCATCAAAGTAGAAATTTGTTTCACGGACGCTTTCAAACACATACTCTAGTCCGCGATAGTAAACAGTATAGGTCTGACCTACTGCTTGGAATCGTATAAGCCAACTGCTATCAAGACCTCCTGCACTAGTGTTACCTGCAGAACCTAAGCTGAAATCTCCTGTGTCAAGATCTTCAGGTTGTATCAGAGTCCATTGACTAGTATCTACATCATAGCGTAGACCAAAATCTTTGAAAGCTCTGATATAGTCTACTATGCTGGTTGTTAGTGCATCAGTAAAATTATTATTGAAAACTGGAAATACTCTTACGGCTTCTGCACCAGTTGGTACTACTTGGTTTAATGTGATAGGACCACTACCATTGTCTAGATTGCCTTCGCCACCATTAGTGCCATCTGCCAAGACCTGTATGATCTGTCCATAGATAAAGTATTTGTCCCCGCTGTTCGCAGGAGCACCTGGTTGTATGGTATTGCGTGCATCAAAATGATTACCACTACCAGCGGAAAATTTTACTATACTGCCTTGTTTAATATATCTCTTGCTGTCGGCTACAAAATCACCTACCTGCAGGATATTATCTGTGCTATCATAAAAATATCCAGTGATTCCTGCGTCATCCAGGCTCTTGTTCCAATAGGTGTTCGAGGAATTGATAGCATTGTAGGTACTATAGAAAAACTGTAATATTTCTTTGGTAGAAGCCAAAGGTTTAACTTGATTGTTGATCACTCTATAGATGTCATTTGTAGTATTAAAACTAAAATTAAATGATTCTATAGGATCATCACGATAGAGCATGCCATCCTGGCAGAATATGTTAGTAGACGAATATTTGCCAGTAGTGTCAATAACGTCTAGATATCGTGATACGCCTGAACTAGTACGATTAACTGCTTTGACTTTTAACACATTGTTGAATAAGGTATAAGGTAAAATGTTGTAGTCTTCACCTGTGACCATGCGATTTTGTGTGTAGTATTGTTGAGGTGCTTTCTGTCGCACATCATCAACGGTTTCACGTGTGGTAGCATTAGTTACAGTATAACGTAGACTAGCACGGATATTGATTGTTTCTGTACGCCCTATACGGCTAACATAATTGATTGGGATTACGATACCACGTAATTCGTCTGGTGATATCTTGTAGCTTAATCCGTTACTGACCCTGTAGTAGATTCTAAAAC